CCATGCCCGGCTTGTTAAGATGGGCCTTGCCAAGTCCCTTAAGGAATGGGACGATGAGCTATTATCAGCGGCTCAAAATGATCCCAATTGGCGGCATATTGATGTCCCAGTCGAAGTCCTTTCACAATTAGCAAGGACCGGTTCTTACTACGCTAAACAGCTAATAGCTAGATACCCAAAAACTCCAATTGAAGCTTTGGAACATTTACTGGAGACTGCGGACTCATCGACTAAATTAGACATAGTCGCGAACCCAAATGCAACACCTGAAATATTAGATCAAATAGCTAAAGATGATTACTATTGGTGCAGGTACCATGTCGCTAGGCATCCAAACACGTCAGTTAAAACTTTGATTAATTTGGCTGGAGACTTCGACGCGAAAGTTAGAACTCAAGCTCTTAATAACCCAAAATTGGTACAATACCAAAAAGAAAATGCACCAAGTAGTTAAATGGATACGGGAAAAGGATAATTATGATCGATTGGTCAAGATGGGTCTTGCAAAATCAGAATCAGAATGGTGTAAAGAAATTCTAGAGTTATACTTTGAAGATGAAATCTGCTTATCAGTATTAATCGATATCCCACCACACATTCTAGATAGACTAGCTTACGAATGCAGCGATTTTGTTAGAATGATTGTCGCCAGGCATCTAGCCACCAGGCAACACACTCTAAAAAAATTAGCAAAGGATCACTCAGTTATTATTAGGTTAGCAGTTGCTCACAATCCGAATACCGAATCTGCAACATTGGTTGAACTCTCAACCGATGAAGATGTTAAAGTTAGAGAAGCTGTTTTGATCAACGCTAACACACCGGTTGAGGTTCGTAATGAATTACGATCGATGTTAGTCTATAACTCTAATAAATAAACTCGTATGAAACTAGTAGAATCATTTAACGAATTCTTTTTTAGGGCAAGCAAGCCAGTATTAGAGGACGAGAACCTGAAAACCGATGGGCCTGAAACCGATGATCAAAAGCTTGAAAGATTACGTAAAATGGGACTTGCTCCAAAAATGGACTTTTACGAGGCCTTGTCTAAGGCACAGGACGAATGGGAAGAGGACCAGGAAATCCAAGATGCAATTTCAACCCTAAGTACCAGAACCTCGGAAATACTTGAGAAATGTATCAAAGACGACGAATACGCCGACGAGTATAACGAGTACTGTGAACAGCTAGCGAATGATACTTCTCTTTATGACCTTGGATACTTGGAGTACATGATGGCATCCGGTGCAGTGTAATTCAAAAACATAATCACATAAAAAAAGCAATCCGTTATGGATTGCTTTTTCAGTTTAAGTAGATTAGCTTAGCGAGATATTCCGATCTTCACCTTACGTGCACGAACTTTATCGTACATTCTATTAACTATTTTTGAGTTTTCATGAACTCCAGTCGTAACCTGACTTACGTAGGTTGACGTGTAGTTCAGCTCGTTCGCAATTGCCTGGTTGTCACCACGACGTTTACGAGAAGCAATGATCGCTCTTTTTTGGTCCTGGCTCAACTTAGTATAGCTCATGCCCTTACGGTTAGCATTACGACCAGCAGCAACCGTTGGTTTAACGGTTTTCTCAGTTTTTTTCATGTTATTTGATTTTTGGTTTAACATGATTATATCATACCAATTGCTAGAACTAATTGGCCTTAATTAGAGTAGAACTATTCAAGATAAATAACTTCATAGAAATAAAAGATGCATTCAAAAACACAACATAAATGAAATTTACACTAATTAAAAGTTATGCCAGGTGGCTAAACGAGGAAGCTGACTACTTAGCCAGCACAGCAAAACCAGAACAACCTTCACAAAATACAGCAGCGGACGGAGTTGCATTCATTGAGGCATCGACTAGCTCAACTAACATCACAGATGATCTAGCTCAACGGCTTGGCCTTAAGACTGGAACTCTATACACGCTAAACCTTAAGAGCCTAAGTCAATTAAAGTACTTAGCCGATGATGGTAAGTACGGAGGTCCTGCCATTTCTCAGGGTCTGGCACAACCATTCGACGCTACAGGCACTTTAACTAAACCGGGTGATAACATCATAACGGTTAACGGAAAGACGATCAATGGTTCAGGGTCTTTCATCATTTTAAAATCTGAAATTCCTCAGGGAACACCAGTCCAGATCCAATTTGCAGGAAATGGAATGTTACTATTAATGAGGTTGGCTGGTGCTCTAAAGGACATGGCAGAAAAGGACAAATTCCAACTCGGTTACGCTAAGGCGTACGCGATAAAGTTCACACTTGGAGGTAGTGTGGATCAAAAAGACTCTCGAGGATTCTCTTACCAGTTGGCAACACCTGGCGGTCAATTAAACTCACAGTCTGACGCACTAATTGGTATGCTATCCATCAACTTACTAAATGCAGCAGGTCATACAGACCAAATTGCAGTTAATGATAAAGTATTTGGTCCGTTATTCAACAATTACATTAAGGGCAATGACGGACAAACGGCTACTCGGAAAATAGCAGAATTTGTTGCTAACAATCTAACTAAGCTCAAAATGCTCGCAACTGTTCCGCCAGCGGATACATCTGCTGCATGGACACAACTTGGTGATATTAATAAACTAATGGTTTCTGATAATTCCAAGAAAAAATGGGTGCTAACTAATGATGGAGTTGCTAAGTTTAAGTTCCTAATGACAGAAGTTTCCAAGGCAATTCTACCAACGACTTCTTCTGCAGGGTTTGGCAATGAAGCCTCTAGCGTTATGTCAGAATATTCTAAAACCATCAATGCTGGCCTATTAGGCGGAGTAGATAAGATCCAATTCATATTCGAAGTGGTGCAGAGCTCCCAAAATTGGGGTTCCCCAGTTAATGTGCCTAAAGGTGTGACGGCTAAAGGAACTGAACAACACGGAGAGGGTCAATTCTAAATTACCTAATATTTAAAATATTAGCGTGTTTTCCGGGTTTATAGGTAAGGATTTCCATCAATTACTTCAAGAGTTATTCCGTCTATTGTATAAATCACTCGATAGTAGATGAAAGGTTTTTTAATTTCTTTCATGAATGCTTCACCAGCACCACCAATCATGTGAGGTTCGCTGATTTCAGAACCGACGAACTCGAAAGTTGACCTACAATAGCTGATATTGGCCCTGTTAAGTGAATCAATAAGAGCCTCAAAATTAGAATTAAGTACTGGTAACTGTCCTTTGTTAAAAGAGATTTCATGTGACTCTAAGAACTCATTAACTTTTATTTGGTTTTGAGTTTGAGCGTTTACCGCTGAGAAGCTGAAAGCTAAGGCAATGATTATAATTAACTTTTTCATGTATTATATTGAGTTAATGATAAGCTTAATATACTGTTCTCGACTAAAAGTTGGCTACTAACTAATAAATAATCTTATGCGACTACTAAAATACATATCACTAGCGTCATTAGTATTGCTGTTAATGGCGATGACTGGTTCGGGTCCAACCGGGGTAAAACTCCAACATGCTAGATACACGAGTCTTTACAGCACGACACTTCATTATCCAATAAAGGTTGAATGGTGGGAGACCAGAAATAGGGTCGGTTGCACAAATCCATTGCCCAGAAAGGATGCATTCGGGCCTGACCCCCAATTAGTTAATGAAACTAACTTGGCAAAGGACTATGTCGGTTCAGGATTGGACAGAGGTCACATGTGCCCGGCTGCAGATAATGAATGCGGCGACAGTAGATTACTAATTGAATGCTTTTATTTTTCCAACATGGCACCACAGTACCATTCGTTAAATGCTGGAGACTGGAAAAAATTGGAAGAAAGAACTAGACACCTTGCGCTACAATACGACTCGGTGATGGTATGGTGTGGTTCAGTGGGCTCAGCTAAAAGAATCGGTACAACAACGGTACCCACTAAATGCTGGAAGGTCATCTACGTTAAGAGCACCAAAACCTGGGAATGCTACATCTTTAACAATACTCCAGACAAGCCGGTTGGACTTCCTCATTGGTCAGTTAATAAGGACGTGGTTGAAAAATTAACTGGATACACGTTCGTAATTAACTAGTTAGATTAGCCGCACCTTGTCTCTGGTCTATTTGTTCTCGAGCTGACTTTTTAATGTCAGTTCTCTCATCGTTAAGTAATTTATACAGGGCTTCGATTGTTTAAATTTTTCAGGGCCTCATGTCTAATCGAGAACATATCATCGCTTTTCCATTTGGCCTCCAGTATCTCTATTGGAGTTTTTGGATTCCTGGCAACCGCTAGTTCAACCCAATAGTTAGAATCATCTGCTAATTTACTAAGAATGTCAGCAGTAGTTTTATCATCTTCGGCCACTTTAATTCTAACTCCTGGCATTTCATCATTGGCCAATTTTGTCAGTATCTTAGCTGACGTTCTTGGATTTGTTACAACTGCAAACCTAATTAGTGAGTCTTGATCATTTGCTAATTTTGATAGAAACCTGACAAGTACATTCGGATTCTTGGCAACAGCTAACCTAACCTCATGCTTTGAGTCCAGCGTTAACCTGCTAAATATTTCAGAGCTAATGTTCAGGTTAGTTGCAACGTGCTCCCTAACTTTATAATTGGAATGATACGATAGCTTAGTTAACGTTTCCGGATCTGTTTTTGGGTTACAGGCAACGAAACATTTAATAAAATCTTCTGGTCGTTCGGCCAATTGGGATAGCTCAAATTCTGGAACTTCAAGGTCGAACCCGTATTCGTATACGTCGTTCGCCCAATCTGAGGTGGACTTCATGAGACCCATCCGGACTAGACGATCTCTTGTTTCTTTGAATTGATCTGTATATGTTGAAGCTTCGTTCATTAACATTTGACCTTAGTAAAACTTCGAAGTCATGTTAATTATACCAAAGAATTACAGCCCTCTTTTTAATTGGCTCATGATAGCCCGGTTTCTAACTGCTGGATCCCACGGAGTCATCATGGCCACATTTAGATCCAACTGATACTAAGTAAATCATAAAATAATAGATCGTCCCAGATCACATTAAAAAGCCGGAATTTTCCGGCTTTTCTTATTTAGCTATTAACTTAAACCTTTGCTTTAGGTTTGACTGGCTGTTTTAATTGAGCAATTTGTTGATTCGTATTTTGAGTTGTTTGAGCGATCACAGTTAATCCTAAATTCGACGACTGACTTATCGTGTAAGCTTTCGCTACTTGCTTTAGCGCAAGTTCCTCAGCCTCTCCACCAGCAGCGTGTGCACCGACCGCTGTTGGATTTAGTTTAGCTAACATCGATATGAATTGCTTTATTGTATTAGGAACAGAAACCGTTAAGTACTTGGTTATTGCAGTCTCAGCCGCTTGTAGAGAACCGAACTTACTTAATAGCCATTTGCCTACTTCCGAATTAGCAATGGATTTTATTTTTGAACCCAACCATTTTGCCACATCCTGTAAAAGTTTTAGAATTTGATTGGCATGACCAGCGGCTTTGCCGGCCGAGCTCTTAGCCAAATTTATTACGCTTTGACCTGCGCCTTTTTTAAATGCATCAACTATTATCTTTATTTCGGATTTAAAGGAAACTGCCGCCGCTTGAAATGCTCCGATTGCAACAACTGATCCGAGCGTAACCACACCCTGTAAGTTTAGTGACATTTTCTCAAGTTGACCTTCAGTTGCATCGGATTGAATGAAGTAGCTAATTGCATGAATTATGTCAATTATCGATCCTGCGCCTGGCACAACTGAGTCGGCTACCGCACTAACCACATCAGTAAATAAATGAGCCCAATCACCGACTGACCAGTCTTCATCCAGTTCAGAGTATCTTTCGACCCATTCCTTATATTCTAAAATGTATTGCATTAAACGTCCTTTGGCTCCTTGCCAGTTGCTTTTTTGATGTATGCAGCTGCTGCCGCTTCTGGATTATCTGCCCAGCTAAAGTTCTTTTTGGCTTTAGTTTTGAAGTCCTTGCCCTTCATGTGTGAAAGACTCTTCTTCATTGATTTAGGTTTAAGATTTGGGTACTTTTCTTCAGCGTCCTGCATTACTTCTTTACGAGACTTTTTCGCCGCTTCATCAAGGCCTTCAGCATCTCTTTGTGCTCTAACCCATTCGTCAGAATTGTACATTCGGTCATGCGCAGTTAAGCTGTCATCGTGTTTAGCTTCACAGTGTTCTCCACAGTCGGAACAAATATCGCCCATCATTATTGGAGCACCGCAGCAATTCGATAAACCTTCCTCGTATGCATCTCTTGGATCCCAGCTTTCAGCAATGAACTGGTTAAATGATTTTACTTGATTTTTCATTTTATATAAAGAATGATTTTTTACGGTTCGTAATTCTCGTCCTCCTCGTCCTCCTCATCGGAAATTCCAAGAGTCTCAGAGTTAAATTTATCCCATTCCTTAATCGCAGTTTTCATTGTGGTATTTAGCTCAATGAGTTCAGTTTTTAAGGTTTCAACCTTGGTCCGATCAGCATCGTCAGTTGGATTCTTACGAACTTCTTCCGGAATTTCTAAGAATTCTTGTTGCTTAACCTTAAAAGCTTTAATGGCGTCCTTACGAGCTGTGTCTAATTTCTTGTACTGTTCAATCTCGCTCTCAGCTGAGCCATCTGGGGTTGAAACACCGGTGGTCTCTTCCTCAGGCGTCGTTGGCATCGGAGTCATTGGCTCTGGGGTGGCAGCTGCCGGATTTGTAAGATCTGTGGTTACGTTAGGCGTGATTGATGCATCCGGTGATGCTTCGACCTTTTCGGATTCCTTGATCCAGTCTTGATATTTACGAATCATTGTATTTTACTTTTTTGTTATTTATCAAGATTCCTAATAAATAAAAGTACATGAAAGCTATACTCAACTTTTCAGGTTGGCTGACCGAAAATGAGCAGGCCAGACCTCTTAGACAAATTCATGAATTGGGAATCAACCGTAAATTCGGTAGAGATCCATTCACCGGTGACAAGTACGAGACCGAACTGTTTCCGATGTTCAGACGGTTACAGCCTAGGATAGATGCTCTGCCCAAGAAACCAACGCTAGAGGAATTCTTTGAGCTAATGCAGAACTCTGATAATCAGTTCTACTCAATGGTTCAAGCTGATACGCTGGCCCAACCTGACGTTAGGGAACTTTGGAGGGATCTTACCGGTCGTAGAGCTTCCAAGATTGAGTATTGAGTAGAAACCTATAAACATAATAATTAATGATATGACAGAGCCAATGAAAAAGACCTACTTCTTTGGATGGACCAACGTTAAAAAAGTAATCACCGAGCTGGTAAACATCTACAGCAACCGTGATTCCTTCTTTTCAAAAAAGAGAATTGAATCCGGAGTAGCTTTCCTAATAGGTCAGTGGGGAATGATAACTTTTTTAGTTCAAAAAATGCCGACGATGCAAGTTAGCGACCTATTAATGTGGGCCGGTGTTGAATTCGCCATTGCGGGATTCATCATAAACCAAATTCAAAAGGAAAAATCATCAACTCCAGAAGCTAGTTCTAGCACGGAGACCGATCAGCCTACTCAAATCAATTCATAACATGAAATCGTTTAAGCAGTTTGTTTTGGAAAGCTCTGATCAAGTTGTTAGGCTTCGAAAAATGGGTCTAGCTTTTGTACCCATGAACGTTCAATCTAATGATGGAACCTTTGACCAAGATAAAGAAGAAGAAGTTGCCACTATATGGAGGTCAACTAATGATGGGTTAGTTATCAAATCAGTAGAAGGTCGAGTTGAAGAAGATAGAGCACTATTGGACATTAAATTAAGTAATGATGATCTCATTAAAATAGTAGTGTCTTACATTGAATCTGATCCTGAAGATCTAGCTATTATGTACATCATTAAGTTAGATGGTACTCGTAAAGCGATAGGCTTGAGAACGGATCTTTATAATGAATGGCATGATGAATTTAGTGACAAATTTGCGTCAAGCGGTTCATTTATTAAAGCTGCATTGGACCTATACGAAAAGTATCGTTAATCTACGCTGTTATAGTATTCCCATAGTTCTTGGCACTTCTCATACTCCTCCTTGGTCTCTAGAAACTTTATGACCTCTAGAACTTCAGTCCAGTGCTTGGAGTTAACACCTAACTTATCGATGTCCTTGTACTTTTTATAAAAATCCTTTTCTTGATCTGCTGGATAACCTGGGTTCATGTCAATTTGATTCTTTTAAGGTAAACACCTCTAGAGTATATTTAACCTTGACTTTCTGGAGTTCTTTACTCCATTCACCAAAAAAGCTCGACCTTATCGGACCGAGCTTAATTAGAGTATGTTCGTTTCAGCGTTTAAGATAATGTACCTATTCGTTTGGCTTTTGTGCAAGATAGTACTGATCCAGCTCTTCCAGGTGCTCAAATAATTGGGATACGGTTAACGGAGCGAATGCTAAGTTCTCAACTCCTGGCATGAGGCCCTTGATCAAGGCATACACTGCAAGCTCGCTAAACAGTCCACTAATGAATTGAAATAGGGTCCAATCAACCAATCCGCTAAAAGGTTCATCATCGGGATTAACATCGTCATAGTACTCAACTAGCTCATCCAAGATGAATTGGGTGTCCAATAATTGTTTTACTGATATTTCAAGCACGCTATACAGGTCATCATCGTCCACTCGATCTTCATCGATTATCTCAAAAGCCATTAGCCTGGGCTGAGTTATCAGTAAGGTCTCAGAATCCTCAATTTCCTTGATTTGACCAGCAAGCAGTAAACAAATTGAGTCTATTTCGTTTGAATGTTCAATATCATCCGATTCAATTAGCACCGACACCAATTTTTCGTATGGAATTGTTTTTAAGTAATTCACGAACATGAAGTTTAGCTCGTCAGTATAGGCTGAAAGCAGAGTCAGCACGTCCCTAAGAGTGACATCTTCCTCAATCTTGACAGTGTACGGTAGGTACCAACTTATGGGTAATTGAGAATCCGCTATATCACGATCGATCCAACCTAAGTTGGTCTGATCAAACGTCGAACATAGAATTGACGTTTTGGTGAAAGTAATCTTTTGCATCTTAGTTATTTAACATATTCTACTTGCAAGCATACGATGGGTTCAAAGAATAAATAACCTAAAATCGATTTTTTAAACATGATTAATTCTTTCATTGATCTCATAAATGAATCTAATTCTAATCGACTTGGTTTAGTCGATGAAATGGGGATCAAGCAGCCCGAAAGATTAACTGGGAGTCACATCGGCCGAGCAAGACAACAAACGCTTGATCGAAATCGTGATCTTGCGAACCAACCTGCACGTAGATCGTACAATGAGGTCGCAGGTCAACTTGAAAATGCCCTAAAGACAATTCGCCGGTTGGACATCACAATGGAAAGACCCAACAACACTAGAAACTACTATCCAAGGTTTCCTGAACCGATCGTTAACTTAATGACCGAATTGAAGTCAATTGACGAAAGCCGATTTAAAGCGGACTTTGGAAAATGGAGGGACGTTTACCCAACAGAATCCGATTCAATTTGTTTTAGGACAGACGGAGTTTCCGAATTTCAAAGAAGTCACTTTCCAAACGGAGGTATACCAAAGGCTCTTCGAGGAACCGGTCTTGGGTTCAAACTGTATAGAACCCTGCTTAAGTTCGCCGGTTACATTTCTTCAAACTCTTCCGGGACAGCAGAAAAGGACAAGGCCTGGGGATCAATGCTATCCTATAAATCTAACCCGGACGGCACTCCTTCCGTTGACGATGCACATGCCGTGATAGGCCCAGGTAACTGGATGGCAATAGACAAGGGTTACGGAACGTCAGAGAATAAATCTGAGCTTGTTGAAGAATTCATCCTTGGGTCCATTGGAATAGAAAATACCAAACCTGATAAATTTGACATGGACGATGAGCTGATTGCAATTTTACCGGACGAGTTTCTAACCAGACTAAACAGTGCCTATCTTAATCAACTGGCTGAAGACGATCGAATTTCTCCTGAGAGAAAGGCTGCAATCATCGCTTCACGAACCGAATCCCAACGTCGAGAAGAAGAACGCAGAGCGGCAGCTGAGCAGGAAAACAGAGCTAGAATTGCACAACAAGAAGAGGCTCAGCGTCAGAGAGCAGAGGCTCGAATTCAGAAATACGGTGCTGAACCTGAAGCTGATTGGGAAATTGGTGACTTCATAGTGGTTAAACAGTACCTTTACGATACAGGTTACACAAGCTTGCCGATTAGAAGAGTGGTTGGTCGAATCGGAGAGGAATACGTTGCCGTTAAAGTACAAGATGCAATTCAAATAGATGCCGGCGACCTAACTATGGAAAATGCACCCGATACAAGGAAAACGACGGACAAGACACGATGGGTCAAAGTGAACATTGAAAGAATTCCAAACCTGGATGAGGTTAACTTAACTAGGGCTGAGCAGTTGTACGTTAAGAGCCTAATGAATCCGGAAACTCAGGAACAACACGCCAAGGAAGAAACTCGAGTTGGAGCTGAGAGAATCGAATCTGAAAGAACCGCTAATCAGGACAGAGCAAGCGACCCAGAAACGTTCGGTGAATTGCCGCAATCCGGTCAGAGGTTAAAGGCAATGGTCGCAGCTAGAAATAATTTCCAGCACGTTAACTTACTTAAGAAATTTAGAAGCGGAGCGATTGATACTAATTTCATTATGTTAAACGGAGATCAGATGCAAGCATTACGAAATCCGTTCGGCACTCCAGTTTATGTCGCTTTTACTGGAGGACGGGTAAATTTAAACACGGCGACTTCGGTGGAGGATCCGAGCGACTTAATTGGCCCAGGCTCGGATAACATAACTGTGATAAACTTGGTAACAGGTCACATAATTAGGCCGCCGTTCACAGGTCTTGGACTAACTGCTTATCGATTAGCTAGAGTTGAAGAGGCTGATAAGTTAGCAGCTAGAGCCGGCGATCATTTTTACATCGCAAACCACATGAATAATTACGGAATCCTAGCGACATGCGATTACACGACTCGTAATACCGCAAGACAACCGTTCATCTACCTACGAACATTTGGAGGAAACGAAAGATCTACTCCGGTTAGGTTAGACCTGCTGAGAAAGCTTGAAGGTTTCCCAATTACAATATGATCGGAGGGTTCATCTCGTAAAATCTGGAGAGCCTTTCTCTAAACTTAAAGTAGTATTCACGCATGTCGGTGGATGACATCCTGAAATGTTGTGGGGTGATGGAGGCTTCATTTGAGATCCATATTCTGCAAGTTACTGACTTGACCTGCATTCTGTCCCAAACCGCAACCGAATAGGCTGCAACCTGGTGCTTATAATCTTCAATCCATTTCTCGTCCTTGGGCTTTCTGGCAGTTTTGAAGTCAACTATTCCAACCTCACCGTTAATTAATTCCGACACGTTATCCACCGTGCCAGCAAAACCTCCGTCCCTGGGAGTCCACAGAAATTTTTCCTGAGCAATGACTCTTTTAATTTCGTCGAACGAGTTTGACTTAATGAAATTATAGAACAACATTCCACCGACTATCTTAGCCCGATTATCGAACTGATCAATTTCATCGTCAAGCCTGGACAGCGATAGCGTCTCCTCCAGCCTGTCCTTTGCTGATAGCGAAGCTGGCAAGTTTAGGTAGATTTCGCATAACCTATGCATCACGGTTCCACGATTGGCCGCGTCCCTTCCAATTAGGTCAGCCTTTTCGTGACCGATTCGGTTTCTCCATGAATCTAGGCCTGACTTATCTGAGGTCTCTCCAAGCACGGAAGTCACGCTCGGAAAGGTTCCAATTATTCCACTTGAATCAGATACTTCATAGTACCTAAACCCGTTTAACACCACCCTTTTTATAGATTCTGACATATAGATAAATACTTTTATAGGTATCTAATACGAGCCTTAGTTAGTAAAGTTTATGAAATTAAAAACGTTCGAACAATTTGCAGACCCTGTGTCAGAGGGATTTTTTGACTGGCTTACCGGCAAGCAAGAAGACGGAGAGGTTAAGCCAAAGACCGGCACGCCTGATGTAACCGATGCAGCAATCAAGGATTTCTACGAAACTCTGCAGCAATTCGCTGACTCAGGTAAGTCAATCCTCGTTCAAAAATTCGGATCGATGCAATATTCCAAGATGGTTGAAGACATTCAGTTATCTCTGGTGTTCTTGGGATACCCATTGCCCAAATACGGAATTGACGGTCTATTTGGAATAGAAACTGCAACTGCCATCAAAAGGTTTAATGATGCAACCAAAAAGAACCAAGAATCGTAATGACAATAATTAAGAATTATCAAGGTTTCGTAAGGTCGCTTAATGAGTCCGCCTCCGATGATCTTAGATCAGAGCTTACGGACTTGGGGTATTCCGAGAAATCCAAGGAAATTAGTTCAGGTGGAGAAATAACCGGAGACATTGAAAAGATAGTTGAGGTCGTTCTGGCTGAGTTTAAAAGAACTTCACCGACCTCTAAGGTAACGGTGACCAGCGGTAACGATAAGTTTCATCAACAGTTAGGTTATTCAAGTCGACACACAAAGGGTCAAGCGATAGACCTTGTGGTAACGCCCGATTCGGGTGAGGTACGGAAAGCCTTCGTGGAAATCCTAAATAGGGTGTCAGCTGGTACTCCAGGTTTTAGCTACATCGATGAGTACACCAATCCATCGTCAGCAGCAACGGCGGGTCACTTTCACCTATCGTACGGACCAAAACCTGAGAATCCAAGCACTGCTAACTTAAATGCCCCTGATCCAATAAAGGTTAGCGGGTTAACCGGCGCTGAAGTTGATCCAGCAGAAGTCAATGGTGTGATAATAGATTCTGATCTAATCACTCGACTAATAGATGAATTAAAAAAGAAGAAATTTTCTCAGGCTGATCTAGCTAAATTTTCTAAAATGGCTAAGCCAAACGGTCAACCTTCAATTAATCTTGATTCAAAGGACTTCGCTGGTATTGTTTCCCAAGTAATTGATAAGCTGGAAGGAGGGTACTATCATCCTGACATGCTAAGGGACGGTCGAGTGACCGATTCACGATACGGTAACTCCGGCGAAACTTTATTTGGAATAGATCGAGCTGCTGGAGGAGAAATTAATGATACTCCTGAGGGAATTGAGTTCTGGAATTTAATAGACTCAGCAAATGCAAGAACCGATTGGAGTTGGGGATACCGAGGAGGTCAGCTAGAACCTAAGCTTAAGAACCTTGCTGGAAAGATGATTAAGAGGTACTACGATAAGTACTCTAAGATATACTTATCCGATGAGGCTCTAAAGATAGTTAATGAAAATCCAAAGCTACTCTTTAATTTTGTGTATGCAGTATGGAACGGACCGGGTTGGTTTAAGAAGTTTGCGACAACAATGGACTCGGCTGTTGCAAAAGGAATAACCGATCCCGAAGAACTAGCTAAGCTAGAGGTTCAAGATCGGTTAACTAGCGGAAATAGTTTAATTTCACAGGGCGGTAAAACCGTTGGAAATATTCTCGGAGTACAGACAGCTTAATTACTTAAGTCGGCTTTAATCGTTGGATGATGCATGTAATTACTAAGTGCAAAATCCGAAATATTTAATTTGGAAAAATCACAATCCTGAGAAATTATTTCGCGAACTTCTATCGGAGTTAGATCAGTCAAACCAGGTAGTTCAAAAGGTACCCTTGATCTTCTTGGAATTCCGTATTCGTCAAGTATTTCATGGCTCTTAGTTTCTTCAAGCTCGCCTATTCCGAAAGCATCAAGCGCATCGAAGCTAGGTTCTGAGCTAGCAAGTACCAATCTTTCCTCAAAGGTTAAATCTCTTCCCAATTGTTCCTTTGCTTGTTCTACGTGATTTAAGTAAAGGTGAGTGTCTCCGAGATTTCCTATTAATTCATCAGGCACCATATTAACTACGTTAGCTATGATTTGTAAAAGCAGTCCATAACTTGCGATGTTAAACGGTAAACCCAAAAATGTATCTACTGAACGTTGATTCCACATTAAAGAGATTGCTCTAGTTGGAACATTAGGAGCCCATTTTTCCATCCAAGATTTTATATGCGAATTATCTTCTTCGTTTTCATAGACTATCATATCAATTAAATTAATCTCACAATTCGGACCACCATTTTTACCATACCATTCCCATCTTTCTTTTGTACTCAGCTCTCTTGTATAAACTTGAAAGCCGTAGTGACATGGAGGTAAGACTTGGTGAGGCAGGTCTGCTGGGTTCCAAGCTGTGACCATCAAACGTCTTGAATCTGGGTTTGTTTTAAGGTCTTTGATAAGGTTTGCAATTTGGTCTATAAATTTTCTACTTGGAATTTCGCCCATATATGATATAGATTCACCATATTCCCAATTTCTCCATTGTTTACCGTATACTGGACCTAAATCACCCCATTTCTTAGCAAACTCATCATCTGTTTTAATTCGTTCGATGAATTCTTCTTTACTCATTTGTGCTGTATGATAATGTATTTTCTTAAATTCTTTTTGGTAATTAGAGAAACAATCTCCATCCCAAATATGACAGCCGTTATCGACTAAGAATCTAATATTCGTATCACCTTTGAGGAACCAGAGTAATTCTGTTACTATTCCCTTGAAGTACATTTTCTTCGTAGTTAGTAACGGAAAGCCGTCTCTCATTTTATGACGTATTTGACGCCCAAATACACTAATAGTCCCGGTGCCAGTTCTATCCTTTTTTGTCACGCCGTTTTCCAAGATGTCCTTAAGCAGAGCTTGGTACTGTAAATCTAATTTGTTCATAATTTTCTATTTTATCCTGTTTGTATAAATATTGAACTTGTCTCTAAATTTTTCCATAATCAGTTGTTCAGCTACGAGATGCCCGAACGGAGTAAGCATAGCTTCACAGAGTTCGCATTCTAAGAAAACATTTTCTTCAAGATCGAACCAAGTCATTTTAATTGGTATACCAAGTTTTCCAATTGGATAATGTTCAGATGGTTCAGTTCTCATCATTTCACCTATAAACTCCACTTCTAGACCATCATTAACCTGTTTCATTAAGTCAACTGCTGCGATAATAATAGGACTGATTTCTTTACTCATAACTTTCTACTATTATCGATTAAGTAAGTCTTCTATTTTTTTGTCAACGTAGGCTTCAAGCTCGCCAGCCGCTTCAAGGTAAGCTGTTCTAAGCCTGTGAAATTCCGGATCAATAATTTCTCCGAATTCAGAGTAATGTGCAAAGCAGTAATGCAAGCCCTCAGATCTTATTCGATACTGGACCTGTTGAAATTCTTCTAGTTCGTCAGTTTTCATAAACTAAAGTTTATTTCTCTAAATTCGCCTGAGCTCGCTCCGAATTCAACGATGTCACCATCCTTTAATTCTCTGGTGGAACCCTTTAACTTGCTAATTAATTGGTTCATTGCCTCCGTCTTTTTGGCATTAACGATCAGATGCCATTGATCGTGTAGATCAGTTAATGCTTGATCCTCAAAGTTCATCGCTATTCCGTCAACTGTAACGGTGACCCATTTATCGCTATCAATTATTTGCCATGGAGTTCCCTGAGTTATTCCGTACAAAAATAGCACCCTGGACTCCTCAAGTTCAGAGCATTGTTCAACTAGGTGATTGAACACTAAATTTCCTAAGTCAATTATATCATTCATAAAATCTTATACTAAAATTGTTCGCTCGGAACCCAGTGAGTCGTTCTTTTATCGGGAGTCGCTTCACGAACTACTGCATTACCAAGAGGATCGGTTCTTTGTGCATAGACCTCAAACTCAAACACGAAATTTCCAAGGTTTCCGTTGACCCTTCGATAATTTCTAATACTGGCTCCTCCCTGTTCGTAAGAGCTTCTCATGATTAACGAAATCCAGTAATACAGAGTCTTAAGTTGTTGTTCAGTTAGCTCATCAACTTTCCTATAAGGAGAAATCTTTGATCTGTATAAAACTTCGCACTTAATGTAATTACCGACACCTGCACACACCTTCTGATTCATTAGGGCCTCACAAATTGTTTTTTTATGTTGACCATTTAGCTTGGATTTGAATTGATCAAAGGTCACCTGATCATTTAATAGATCGACTCCAAGCTGGTCTAATTTCTTTTGCAATTCTGCCCTTGATCCGCTAAACTTGATCGTGCCGAATCTTCTCTGATCGACGAAGTACAAGTTTCGAACTGTCGTGCTGTCTGTGAATTCTAACCTAAAATGAGAGTGTTTTTCAGGTTCGGTCGACCATCGACCGCTCATCCCAAGGGTCACCCACATGGTACATGAGTCACCGAGTTCGAACCACATGAATTTACCCTTAACTCCACCGCCAGTCACCCTAATAGGTGTGATAAGTAGATTCATTCCAACCGGTTGCTTTTTTTCGAATCTGCCTCCAAGCACTTCGACTGAAGTAATTGTTTTATCTTCAATTATGGAGATCACGTCTTCGTAGGTTCTACGTACTTCTGGACTTTCTGGCATGTATAAATAAATTTACTAAAATTATACCAAACAATGAAACAGTACGTGGCTCTTTTCGAGCATTTTGAGGAAGAATTCGATGACTTCTATAGTAAACCTGATCCAAAATCGGATCAAACGTTTCACACCGTTGCCAATGAACTTATTGAGCTAGCGAATCAGTACACCGATCAAGAATCTCCAATTGAAATGTACTCGGATAAGTACTCAACTCCGACCAGAGTTAGGGATTTACAGAGCGATCTAATCGCTCACATTAACGATACAATGGGTGAGAACATGGCCGAAGACTTCATGATGGCATCGGACGATTTACTTAAATCATACGGTGTGATGGAATCCAAAAAGAAATTGGACCAAGACGGAGATGGAGACTCTGACTTCATTGATGCTAAGATAGCTAAGTATAAAAAGGGAGGAATTGCGAAGGAGCCTGCAATTAAAAAGGCCAAGCTGTTCGCTAAGACTAATAACATTCCGGATAACGGAATTTCAAAAACTTCGTCCAAAGCTTTAAATCTTGAAAAACCTACGGGCAAAAAGATTAACATGCGACCTCGACAAACTAAAAACCCAAGGTAACCGTTTAGTATAAAAGCTATCTAAACACCAATTATGTATTATTTAGCAAAATTAAGATTCGAAGCGGAAGACGACAAGGGCAAAATTAAGAAAATTCGTGAACATTACTTGGTCGAAGCTACTTCGGTCGGGGATGCCGAGGAGAAATTATTAAAAAGGTTCGGAGAAGGAATTTCGCCGTGCCAATTGGAAGCGGTTCAGGAGTCTAAAATACTTGGACTAATCGAGTAAAACAAAAAAGGGAGCATTTAGCTCCCTTTTTTCGTTTTGGTGTTTTAACTGTTAGTTAAAAATTTATGTGACTTCTAACTCCCCATACTCGAATGGATCCTCGGTTTGCATCGTATCCTGGATTAAGGATGTACTGAAAGTCAGGAGAGATCACAAAGTCCTGACCTAAGCTGTACGAGTACTGTAGCTCAATAACGCACTCACTAGCGTACCTCATGTTAGGTTCGCCCAACATAAAACCGTATCCTCCGTGTAGTAAATAATCTCTATGTACGGTTGACACCTGATTGACCACGATCGCTGCCATGACTCTGTCATGATACCTGTGGTATGCTGTGCCATGTAGCACAAAACCAAGGCTTTCGGATTGGTCTATTTCAGCGAAGGCAAATGACTCAGACCTTCCATCGTTCCAACTGAACCTGGCTAAAGCTCCGGCATGTGGACCTATCGGTTTCTCAATGTTTAAGGATGCACCGTATTTTACAGTTCCAGGATTTCTAACGGATGCTATGGATAATGATCCATTGTTGACGAAACTGTCAGGTTTAGCCGTGTAGTAGGGTGATGCGATTGCATCTGAGTACTTACCTGAATTAGTTGAATTCGCAAAGACTAGAGCCCTGATTATCATAGGCTTACCGCTTTTCTGGCGGATCGGCTTTTCTACCTCAAACTGCCAACCGTACCCGGTATTTTTATTTAAGTCGACCTCCATGTCCAACAGAGGAAATCTACCAATTTGTCTCCTGTATGACAACGGTCCATTTGAGTAAACCGGTTCAACTCCAATCCCTGTACGTAACGATAGCTCTGGAGTTATTCTCTCAATTACAATTCCGTAAGTGTACCCCTTGGTGTTTGAAGCAAAGTCGTAAGCTCCGGAGTTCATGAGAGCCCAATTTAGAAATCTAGTCCTAGGGTCATGACTGTAGTGATTGCAGTCGAAAATATCGTTTAATGTGAATTTGCCAATCGTTAGCTGTAGTCTATGTGTTGGAACGAATTCTCCCAATTGGTTCTGGTCAGATTCGGAATAAGAATAGCTTGTATTTTTTAGAGGTACGTAATGTCTAATGAACGCTCTGGAAAAGTAGATTGCTGGTGCAGGATTACCGACCCTAAATATTTCGCCGTTTGGATAGGCTGCAATTCCCAAAGTCCCTCCGATCCCTGAGCCTCCAGCAATATCGGGATTGATGTAGAATTTGGTGTTTCGGCTAATCTTAAAACCCAAGTAGAATGTTGAGCTTAATGAAATCTTCATTTGATTATCAAAGAACGTGTTATGACCGACCGACCCCGGCACGGAAACGTCGGCGTACTGGCCGACTAGAGTCTCCTGTATGTGATACGAGAATCTTTCGACCGAATCTGCGGTTTTCGCCTGGATCATGGTAGACCCAAGCAAAATCAGTAAAATTAGAAATTTTAATTTTTTCATTTATTTTGATTTTAAATTTCTTAGCTTTAAGTCCTCAATTATGTCATCATCTGACATTCCGTTAATTAATTGATCCTGGACCCTATTTAATATTGATATGCTTTCGGAGCTACCAATCACCAAATCATCCTTAATTCGATTTGCCATGAACCTGGTGGGTCCAATTTCGGTTAGCTGCTTAACTAAAAAGCCAGGCTCCGGCACGAAGTACTTATTAAAACCCATTTATCGTGAGATTATTCAATTTCATTTCGATTATTGTACACCTAAAACACAAAAAATGGTTAGCTCTTACGAACTGACCATCATTAAATCTTCAGCGAATCAATCAGCCTAGCTGATATTCCTTTTGAAGTTTTTCGGGTAACTCAAACTCGTTTTTGGAAATGAAGGCTGTGAAATTGGAGATCTCATAATTTATCATGTTCCTAGTTGTTAGGTGCCTAATTCCCAAGTAAAGCTTATTTAAGCAGGTAACGTACAATTTTTCAATACGGTACTCTTCATTTTTCTTTACTAGGATGAGTCCTATTAGGGGTAAGCCGTCTTTCATTATTGTAGTTTTTTATAGCGCCAGCGAAAGAAAATAGAGAGCCCAAAGAACAATCCCGCTAAGCAGTACAAAACGAAATTCGCTCGCAACAAACTGCCAGTTAGCGTCATCAACCAATACTGGATTATGTCGAATCCGAACGGGTTGAAGAAAAGTGCGACCATCATGCTCCATGTCGCCAAATTGCCAATTAGGGTTTTTCTCCAAGTTTTTACTGTCACCTTCCATGCTATTTAGTTTTTTCACGGTCGTTTTTGCGCCCATGGAAATTTTTACCAAATTTCAAAGTTATTTATTACCATTTAGGTTGCTCTCCAATTCGGTCCATTGCACAATGAAAAGCCACTAATCGAGTCTTTGCTTCTAGGAAACAGCCACACAGTCCGCATTGAGTTAAAGTAGGTTTAAAATGTTCGCAGGCCTTGCATATTTCCATTCTACGAAGCTGCTCTTCATCGCTAACAAAGACCTTATTCATTATTCGACTTAGCATTGTAGTTTTTGGAGCCGGATTTTTGGAACCGCACCCGCAGTCCTGAGTGGTTTGATCTGACATTTAATTTACTTATTTTCGAATACTCTTTTATCATTAAAGTCCAAGTAGTTTTCAAGAAGACTTTGATGATCCTGACGGTATTTAAGTACGGCAAGGTCCTTGGCCTTGGCCTCAACCTCAACGTCTATCGTAAGTCCATAATTATTTATTTTTTCGTAAACGTAATCGGCATGGGATCGAGCAATGACGCTTGGGTCCTCGAAAGTTTTCTTGCAACTTGAGTAATGAGTTAGCTGTACATGCTTTCTCCAAGTTGAGGATGCCAGAATTAAAGCAGTTTCCTCGGTAAGACCACCCGTATTGAATCGGTGGTGGTGGAAGTCAAATGTAATTGGAGTACCGATCATAAGATAGATCATTGAATACAGATCGGAGACCGAGTATTGAGAGGCCTTATCATCATTCTCAACGACCAGCCTAGATTTTGTGGTTGGATCAAGCAGCTGAAAGGATTCACAGAACCGATTAGCTGAAGCTTCCTTATCACCATAAGTTCCGCCTATGTGAATGTTAATTGGAAAACTTGGGTTGCTGGGAAGTCCCATCAGGTCCATTATTTCTGAGTGTTGATTGAGGTCCTTGATTGTCTTTTGAACGACGGATTCCCGTGGAGAACACAAAACGTCGAACTGGCCTGGATGCATGGAGACTCTCATCTCATTGGCTAATACGAATTCTCCGATCGCTCGCAGGTCAGGTAAAATTTCCGAAAAGTTTGGCAATTTGCTAATTTCGTACTCGGACATCCATGGAAAAATATCGCTTGACATACGATACACCATAATATCATTGTTTAAATTCCAAACTAGGATTTTTAACACGTCCTTGATGTTTTGATGAGCGAGCTCGCCACAATAGGCTAACCCCTTTTCCTGAAAGGTCTTACGAATCATGCCTCTATTCGCGGTGATGCGCTGCTTTGCTAGGGATAGGTTAATGCAACAGTACCCAAGTCTCATTGATTGATTCATGAAGCTATTATACTACGATTTAACTGATTCGTTAATCTTTGCCAAGTATAATTCGGTGACACGATTGACCAATCGGGAATTCAAGCGTATTACGTAATGCAAGACATCATCTGGGGCCTCAGTTCTCATTCGGCTTTCAAATAATTGAACACATTTTCTGGCTACTCCGATTTGCTCACGAGTTTGACAAGAGTCAATTATTTTTTCAACCCATTTCGCAACGTCAACATAATGATTACTATTAGCTGCCATATTTTTCTTAATTTTAGTTTAGTTATGAGTAAAAGGTTCCGTTTGAGGTACCAAAGAGTTGTAGGATAATAATTCATAAAAATAAAATCCAGTAGATTAGTATGAGAAAGGTTATCTGGGCAGATCCCAAGTATATGAAGTATCTCGTTCACGGTTTAATTAGATTGGCCTTTTTATAATCATCAGTAGCTGTTCGAATCACCCGAATCACGTCTAATGCGTCGGATAGAGCATCATGTCTGACCGTTCCAGTTAATCCCAACCTGGTCATGCAAGTCTGTAAGCTAGGTAGTGTCTCATCATTTTTCCAGTCTACCACCATGCATGATGGGTCAATTATACGTTGACGAATTTGAATTGCTGAACTCCAACCCGGTAATCTCTCCAGGAATTTTTTATCGGATGATGCAAAGTTTTTACCAGCACAGGTGATCGTGAGTCGACCGCTATCCGAATCAAAACCGTTTGATTTTAACCACAATGCCATTGATTTAGCGACCAGACCAACCGGTATGATGTTATTCTTCTTCCGATACTCTAACCTGGAATTACTGTCCATCGGCTTATCTAGGCCTCCTAAGATTCCCAAGGTCAAAAAGTTCATGTAAAGACCGGCAGGCTGACCTGAGTACTTCTCGTGCTCAACTATGCAGTTAAATTTAGGTAATTCATCTATTGGTCTGACGTTTACCGTGTCCTCAATGATCGCTCCGATCTGTAAAATTTGACAGGTCTCAACGTCAAGTCCGGTCATCTCAATATCAATGCTAACGTATTTCATATTTGTTGTTATTTCTTAGGTCGAGTTGACCCCTTCTCCCATCTAGGTTCGTATGGGCAGTGTCTACATCGACTACCACAGCATGAACCCCTTTCTATATGGTACGCTTTAGTGAAGACTAACATACCATTTTCTAGATAGTAGTGTAGGCCCTCGACCAATTCCTTTTTGTTCGCCTGCATTAGAACGGTAGGTCATCGTCATCCAATTCCTCTACCGATCTGGTGGATTTAGTCTTGGTTCCGGGATCTATTCCTAAGCTTTTAAAAATTTCATCATCGTCTTCATCATTACTGGATGACTTAGTACCTGAGGCTCTCTCCTGGCCATTTATTCTCCAAGCCTCAAGGGTATTGAAGTATTTTGTTTGACCTGACTTGTCTGTCCAGTCTCTACCCTTAACGTCAAACGCTACGTTGACTGTATCGCCTACCGCGTACGAGTCGATCATGTCACACTTATCCTGAACGAGTCCAAAGATTATTTTTTGTGGGTACTTATCGCCAACCTCAATCACGAACTCTCTTTTTCGAAAGCCCTTGCCGAAGGTTTGTGATGGAAGAATGTCAATTATTATTCCTGTTAATTCAAATGCCATATTAAAAGTCAGAGTTAGTTATTCTTAGATCAAAGTTTGTAAAATTCTCAAAATCAATTCGGTCAGCTTCTAGTCGGCGCTCAACTGAATCTCCTGGCATGCTTCGGTCGCTCATTCGTTGGCGACAGATTTCATCAGGTATGTCAAAATAGATAACAAATGATTGTTTTCGGTCTTCTGGCGAAACTTGAGCAAGCCCAGCCGGTGTCATGATGAACAGATCGTCTCGGTGGAACTGCTCAACGGTTGTCGCGTATATCCAATTATTGAACGCGACCCATTCGTAAAATTTATCCATGTCAATCATGTCCTGAGCATTCGCCCTAGATATGAAGATGTAATCCTTTCCATTAACCTCTCCTGGTCTTGGAGGTCTGGTCGTGTAACTTACAGCGTAAGTGTAACCACGCTCCTGTAGTTTCTTTCTTGCGAAGTCCTTTCCGCTAGCGGCCTTGCCGACTAAAATGATTCGTTTATGCATTAAAATTGACGTTCTTTTTCGTAAATTGCTTTTATTACCGGAAAACGTAATGAATGTTCTCCGTGTTGGTCGGTCGTTTCTTCAAAGTACTGGACACATATTGTTTTACCTATAATTCCATCAGGGTTTTGAAAGTACTGGCGTCTTTGTTCTATTGAAAAGCCTGAACCTACTCTAACTACGTTGCCTTTGTGCTCGATCATCACGGCCCTTAGCATTTCTTCCTCAATCTCACGACCGTTATCAATGACCCTATGTATTCCATTTTCGACGTTAATTACAACGTACTCAGCATCATGCATCTTCTTAACCTTAAGAAGGTTCTTAGATCTTTTACCCTCGTATCCAACGCTCTTACGGATCATAATACCCTCATATCCCATTTCGGTAGCATCAGCCACGATCTTTTCGAATTCTTCACGCGATTTTATCTGGAATTGAGGTAAAGGTTGAGCGTACGTTAGGCCGTCAACTATTGCATTAAGCAGTATTAACCTAGCGGCTAATGTGACTTCTCCATGCATTTGATTAAATTCTTCCAGTTCCAGGAAGTCGAATACATGATATTTTGGAGTTTCGATCGTATGATTTTTACGACTAATTTCCTTGATTATGCCTTGAAAATCTTCAAGACCGTTTTGTCTCATGATGCATATTTCACCGTCCAATACCTTTGATCTTAAGTTAAGCTTTTTAATGTCTTCAGCTAACACTGACAGGGTTAAGAACTCATTTCCTCCACGTGAATAGAACTTGATTGTTCCGTTCTCATCGATTATTGTGATGCATCTGACTCCGTCAAGCTTACGACTTGCCCACCATTCACCTGAATCAAAGTTGATTCGTTTTTCGTTACCTTCGAACTTCTCAGCTAGCGCAACGTCAAATGTCGGTACGGTTCCGGGCATGACCTTATTAATTAATGAGGTCGTTGCTCTAGTTTTTAAGTTACGATCAATCACATCATAGATGATCTCTGCGAACTCCTTATGTCTTTCAATAAAACCATTAACACATTGAATTGCAGAGTGGCCTGTGATGTCACGATCATTAAGATCATCAAGTAAGCTGAATAGATCTTCGTAATTATCAAAGCTTAAATCTGCTCTCTTTTTCAGGTTGTCTGAAGTAACGTAATACTGTTTAAATGGAGAGTACGTGTACTTAAAAAGCTTTCTAAGAATCGGTGAATCGTACTTTTTAAGTATTGACTTCTTATCGTTGGTCGATGAAGTAGCCTTCATTTCTTCTATGAAGTCTACCACCATTTTAAAATCTTGATCGGTCATGTTCCTATTATACTAAATAAAAAAGGCCGTTGTCACGGCCTTTTTAAGTTATTTCAAATCAAAGTTATGCAACCAGTTAAAAATAGCCATGTGCTTTACCTGGACCCCTTTCCGGATGATCTTCTGAATTATCATTTTTGGTTTCTCCGTGTCGATTTACTAGTGGACTGTCTAAGACCTCATGTAATACGGTTGGCTCGGTCAGGTGCCTTAATTTTTCACAGATGATAGAAAGTTTGGTGGCCTTTTCTTCCAGCTCATATATTCGATCGTCTAACGTATTTATGTAATTTTCAAGCTCGGATATTCGATCTTCTAAAGTATTCATGTAGTTTATTGGCGAACTTCCCCGTCTTGTTTTACATCGTCCTCAGTAAAACCTTTAAACCTAACCATTAACATAACCGAGGCAGCTATCGTTAACCATACTATTATTGCTTGATAAATCGGATTCATTTTGTTATTTTTGTTATATTTATTATACTACTCAATAAATTTCCAAGGTTGGTTAACCTTGGAAATCTAGCTATTGATTAGCTGGCAGGTTGAGAATCTGGGTCAACTGCGTTCATTTCTTGTTCAGAATCGGCTGGCGATTGCTGTCTAAGTTCAGAGATTATCTGATCGAGAGTCTTCATATCCATGATTATTGGATTGAGAGCCATTGCGATTCTAAATACTCGTTGAGCTGAGTCCAATCCAGAGCCATTAAAATTGTTTAACAAAATTGCTGCAGCTTCAATTGCGGATGCCTGAACTTCGATGATACCTGTGTACTCAATTTTTTCTTTTGCTAAGTGTTCAACCTTAGCTACGGCAGATGAGAATCCCATGTAGCAGTTCATTACCATGAAAGCTTCATTCGGTCCGGTGAAAGAGAAGGATCCGCTGTTGCACTGGTTCTTGATCCATTTAAGATCGGTCAAGTCCATTTTAATTGGGAATAATCCCGTGCGTCTATCGATCATTTGCTCGACTATGCTCTTAGTTGGTGGTGTTGGTCCCTGATCTTGGTCCTGATCTTGGTCGCTAGTTTCAACTTGCTCAAGCTGAGGATCAGTTTGAATTTGTTCAGTTTGTAGTTCTTGGGTGTTTTGCATTTGAATAAATTGTTTTTAGATAACTATTTTACTAAAAAATCACTCCAAGTTTTAAGAAAGTCTGTCTAAAATTAACAGTTGAGTATTTATGACCTTTGAATAAGCTTCAGAAATCTTTATGAACCCGGCCCAGTCTATTTCGGCACTTTGTAATTGAGATTTTGGAACCTTTAGTGAGTCTAGCCCAATCTCTGATAAATCATTGATCTTACACTCCAGGTAGTGTAGAGAATTACGGTACTTATCGCCCTTCCAAATTTCAACGCTTTGAACTGCTGGACTAAGTTTATCAGGTCTTATTAAAATTCCGGTTTCCTCAAACGTCTCTCGAATTGCAGCATCCATCGGTTCTTCACCAGGTTCGATCTTTCCCTTTGGAATTCCCATTAACGGTTTTACCCAACTGCCATTAGCTGGATGAACCAGTAAAATCTTGCCATCGTACACAATCGCTATCCCAGCAGTATCCAGTAAGACCTTACTCTCTCCCATGAATTGTGAAAAAGTTTTAATCGACATTACTATGCCTTAAATTTGTAAGTTGAGTACTTTGAAATGATTTGATTTAGTTTACCAATTTCATCAGAGTTAAATAGTCCCGCTAACCAAAAGTCAAGCGGATGATTCCACTGATTAGGTTTTTCGTTTTTATAGTTAGCGGCCGTTTTTTCAAGGCTTGAATCGTATCCAGGTATTCCTCCCTTTATGAACGGAATCTTTAATGATTTCCAATAAGCCAACAGAGATTTTAGATCGGCATCGGTCTTGATTAGGTCGGTGAATACTTTATAAACCGAGTCCTCATCTTCAGTGAAAGAGGATCCCTCTAGTGCAACCCATATTTGCTGAGCTGCATCTTTGATTGATTGTGGAGCATTGCTAACTGGTGTTGAACCAGCAGTTTGCGAAAGGCTTAATGTTATTTCTAAATTAGATTCATTCCAATCAACTGTTGCAATTAAGGCTCCATTTTGAACGTTTTTATCGTGATATACTTGAACTGTTCCGCTGGTTGTTGCTGGATTTTTGTCAATTTGAGACTTAATCGCATTTAATATTTGATTCCACTGGTTCGCGTACATGCCGTCTCTACCGTTTTTTATTAGATCAAGAGGATTGGCCTGGGCTTCAGCAATGACCGATTCATTGACTGTTTTATACTGATTTAATTCAAGTAACCTTGCGTAATTCGTTATCATTATGGTTGATTTATTTTTAAGTTAGATTAAGATCTTTATTGTTCTACCTCCTGCCGTTATAGTTGTCGGTGAGCTTACTTTTTTTGTCGGAGATGCCTTCTGAGTTTGAGGTTGACCTTGACCGGTAGGTTTAGTTTTAACTACATAAGTGGCCTTAGCTTTTTCTAATTGTTCGGGAGTTACTTTAGCTAAGATTGGATTTAATTTTGCTGAAACTTCAGGAGTGATTAAATCTACTGGACCCTGACCTATTAATTTTCCAATTGCAGTAGCAGTTTTATCTCCGTAATACCCATCGGCCCCATAAGCTGCCATTACCCCTATTACGTCGGCATTGCCAGTCGCTAGCAGTTTATACTGTAAATCCTGAACCTTTTGATTTTTTTGACTTGACTTAGCCAAGTTAGTGTAATCTCCGGTTGCTTGAGAATTTGAAGCGGCTGAAGGTTGAGAATCTCCATTTCCTGCGGTTGAATTACTGAGACTATCTTTAGCAATATCTTTTTTCGAGTTAATGTTGAGAATTTCTGAAGGCCCAGTTAGTTTAATTGAATTAATGTTATACTTGGATGAGTCCAGATGTATTGGGCTTTCTGGGGTCATCTGTTTGAGATCCTTATCTGACCAAACCTTAAGCTTAACGTTTGAGGTCGGAACGGTTATCTCTCCGATCATTTTAGCTTTACTAACATCATAAAGTAGGTAGTTTTGACCGTTTTCGTATTCCAATAAAAATGGCTTGAATGCTATCTCGTATTTAGCAACCTCCTGTCCAATTAAGTTTGACCTTTTGTACTTGTTCTCCTGAGCAAAAGCAATTAGAGAAGAAGCTTTCACTGATTTATCTCCAGCCTTGGTGCTTGAACCCGGCAGAGACTCAGCATTCACCATAGTTTCCGAATTCCACCAAGTTTGAAACTTTGGCCAATCGACTAAAACTTTCAAAATTTGGCCTATTGGGTTCTTTTCAATGTCGGCCTTTGCTAGCTTTAGAATGATTTTAAACCTTGCAACGTCTCCAGATTCTGGGTTAATTTTAGTAACGTTAGTCACATTTCGAGCCTCATTTATCCGCTCGTTATTAAATTGGTCAAATGATTTGATTAAGTTCATTATTGTGTATGATTGTTTTTTATAAGAAAGAGAAAGGTTTGATGTTTAGAAAACCTTCATTTTGAGGACTTGTTTCGGCGGATTGGCTTTTAAAGTCAGGTGCCTTATCTTTTTCCATGTCATCTAGGACCGCTTGTTTAACGGCTTCACGCTCCTCAGCCTTGATCTTACCCTCCTTAATTAAAAGATCAAGCGTTTCATCTAGTCTTGAGTTTTCATTTGTGTTAAGTTCTATTAAACCGTTCTTGGCATTATAAACGTCCGCAAAATAGAGAGCGTCCTTTGGATCGTTAAAGTCTAGCGCATGTTGTACCTCAATATCGTCAGGTAGACCGGCCTTTTGTAGAATTCCCTTTGAGTAGTTAGTCGTCTCCTCCTGTGAAATTTTTCTAGCAGAGTCAGCATTAGCATCATTTGAATAGTTAGAGGCGGTTGAAGCCTGTAAACCAAGGTTAGCGGTGGTTACCGGCGGCTTAACCATTTGAACTCCAATTGTCGCTTCTACTGCAGCTGCCCCTTTTGTACAGTCGTTCTTAGATTCAGCTTTGATTTTATC